TCGCCTGCCAGAGCGCGCCCGCATGCGTGACGACAGCGCCTTCGTAATGGATGCCGTCAGTCCATGCCTTGACGATCGGCAGCTTGCCGGGCGGACCTTCGGGACCGCGCGGCCCTTCAGGTCCCGTGATCGACTGACCCGGATCGCCCTTGTCGCCCTTGATCGAGAGCCCATCGTCGCCCTTCGGACCGGGATCACCCTTGATCGACAGACCCGGTTCTCCGGGCGGCCCTTGCGGCCCTTGCGGGCCGACGCGCGTCTCACCGGGATCGCCCCTGTCGCCCTTCGGACCGGGATCGCCTTTGACCGATAGCCCCGGCTCTCCGCGGGGTCCTTGTGGACCTTCGGGGCCGACAATCGTCTCGCCGGGATCGCCCCTATCGCCTTTTGGTCCGGGATCGCCCTTGACCGACAGGCCGGGCTCTCCGGGCGGTCCCTGCGGCCCTTGCGGCCCTGGAGGCCCCCTAACAGCCTCACCGGAATCGCCCTTGTCGCCCTTTGGGCCGGGCGGCCCTTCCGGTCCCGCAACCGTCTCACCTTGTGGCCCCGCAGGCCCTACAGGCCCGACCGCACCGGGAGCGCCTTCGCGACCTTGCGGACCTTCAGGCCCAATGATGGTCTCGCCGGGCAGCCCGCGCTCGCCCTGTGGACCCGCGGCGCCGGGCAATCCCCTTTCGCCTTGCAGGCCGGGACTGCCCTGTGGGCCGGGCCGTCCCTCCAGTCCGCGCTCGCCGCGGTCGCCCTTCTCTCCGCGTGCGCCGATTGCGCCGGGAGCGCCATCGCGTAGCTCTGCCAAGCGCACGCCCATCATGCGCTCGACGTTGGCGCGCATTTCGGTCATCTGCGCGCACTGCGCTGCGTATTCGGCCTTCATCTCGATCTTGGCCGCGCGCATCTCGCTGACCATGACCTCGATCTGCGCGTTGAACAGCGCGCGATCTTGCTTCAGCTTCTCTCGCTCTTCGGCCAGCAATTGCCCGAGCGTTTCGCGCCAGACATCAAGAATAAAGTTTTCCGAGTCTTGCGGCGACGGCTCGGACCCGTTGGACTTCGCGCTGGATGTCATGGCTATAGTCCTTTGGCAGCGGCTTGGGCGGTTGCTCTTCCTTCGGCGCAGGCTGCGCAGCCGCGGACGGTGGCGCACCAGGGCCGGGCGCGGCAGGGATTGCACCGGCAGCAGAAAGTGGGACCACTTGTTGCTGCACACGGGGCTCGCCGCCGAATTTTACGTCTCCATAGCCCTCGCTATTCCTCGCCTCATTGGGTGCGAGAATGCCGCCCTGGACCGCGCGCGCGAGCGCTTCGATGCGATCCTTGAACATGCTGCGCAGCAATGCGGCAGTATCAAATTCCAAATATTCGTCGGGCACACCTTTGAGAACAAACAGCCTGCCAAACGCTTCTTCCAGATGATTCAGCGCGAAGCCTAAGCCGGTCGAAATCCACAACTGCATGAGCGCTTCGGTCGAACCGCCGGGCGATCCAGCGAGTCCGAGCAGTTGCAGCGGAATACGAAATGCCAGCGCAATATGCGACTCGGAAATCTTCATCATTTCCGCGATCTGCGCGTCGCGTCCGCCAACCGTCCACGGCTGCACCTTCAAGCCAGCGGTGAGGATCGGCACCTTCCCTTGATTGAGCCCGCGCGATTGCTCGTCCCATCTGCTGCGCAGGAAATCCACCTGATCCTTGTCTAGCTGGAGATCGGTCGAGAGGATCGCGCTCGGGCGCGCTTGGTTCTTGTAGAAATTGATCTGTTGCTGCGTGATCGCATCGCCCGTGGTGATATCACCGATTGCCGCGAGCAGTGGCGACTCGCCCATGAGTGGATAGGGGAAGCGCCGGTCGGCGGCCAAGCGAACATGCAGCACGTCGCGCTGCGGAACGATCAGAGCCGAGCCTTGCTGCTGGACGATCTGGTTCTCAACGATCGCATTGCCGTGCAGATAGTAAAAGATTTCGCCGTTGTATGCGAGTTGCGCGCGGCATTGGCGGCTGTCGAACGGATGAAGCTCGTTGATTTCGTAGCGATCATTGCGCAACGCCAGAGCATAGGCGTTGCCCTCCAGAAAAAGATCGCGGACGATATTGAGCACAAAATCCGAGTTCGATTGATACTCGTTCGGCTTGCGCAGGATGCGCGACAGCGCCGAATTGGTGACGCGCTCGCGTCCACCATCCTCCTGCGTGCGCCAATGATCGCCCGGCAGCATCGCGATGGTCTGCGCGTACGATGACACGCAAGCTTCCACCATCGCAGAGCGCCAACTTGGCGCTGGAATGTATCCCTGTTGCCACCAATTGTCGGCGGCACCATCGGCCAACCAGCCTCCCGTAAACGGAAGGTAATACGGCCCCGCCCTCGGGTCGCCCTCAACGGCGCGGAGGACCGTACGAATACCTCGCGCAACAAGGTCGCGTGCGCCCATCCGCCAAACTCTTGCATGAATGAAAAAAGGGAGTCCCGGCTAGTAGCGGAGCAGCAATGCCAGGACTCCGAAGTTCGGGAAGGACTTCAGCTTGTGCTTGACGGACGCGGCGGCGTCGGACGCGGCGCAGAGTGGCCGCTTTGCTGGCCGCTCACCGCCCGAGTCTGATAGCTGCCCGGCTTGGCAGCCTCCAGTTGCCGTTCGCGGGCACGGCTCCAATCATACGGATCAGGCCCGCTGCCATCGTCCTCGTGCTCGGTGATATGAGCACCATGCGCCGCAAGATCGACCTCCTCTTGAGTCGGGGTAGGCTTGCCCTTCATGCGCTCGGCAAACTGCTGCCGCGACACCTCGGTCAACTCACGATCCCGCTCCAGTTCCTTGCGGGCGCGTTCCACGCTTTCGTTCTCTGCCATTGCAGTTACTCCTTTGGAGGGTGGGAACAAGCACGGGCGAGATCGCTTTCACCCGTGCTTTGATTCCTGTTTTACCACGTAATGTTCTGCGTCCAGGCGATAGTCCCAGAGCGCCGCTGTACCCAATTCATTGGGAGGATCATACGAAGCGCAAGGCTATCAGTCTGGAATAGCGACCTTTGCGGAGACGCGACCGTTCCGGGCGAACCACTAACTAGGTCCGCGGGGGCGGTATCCTCCATGTGCAGGGTGGCCTGATCGCTCAGTTCGAACCTAGGTCCATCGCCGCCAACCGAGACAAAATCCGCGGCATCGATCAGGATCACAGTCTTGCTCGGGACAGTGCCTGAGTCAATGATCGGGATATTGTTCAACTGCCCGGCCGCGATCTGCCCAGCGAACGGGAAGATGCCGGTGTTGGCCGCAGTGACCAACGACGCAGACAGCATATCCCCAGGATTCATCAGCCAAACTGGGCTTCTGAGATTCCCGTAAGTGGCGGTCACCAGAGCGCCGACGAGCGCCTTGATGTCGCCGACCACCGCCGCAATGCCGCCGCCAGCGGTCGCCGTCGTCGCCGCCACACCGTTGAGCAGACCGGGTGGACGGATCGCAGTCGAAGGGTTGGCATCGAGAAGGACGCTGTCAACCGCAACCGCGGTATCGGTTTGGATCGCCTCACGCAATACCCCTTCAATAGCGGGTATTGAATGCTCGTCCATCTCCTTTGTCCACGTGGAGATGACCGCCATCTTCTTCGGGACAAGTGTTTGCGAGGTAAACGCACCTTGCCTGACTGGAATCGCCTGACCTTCCCCGACGAATGAGCCAGCTATCGTCGGAGTTCTGCTACGGGTCGGGATAACGATCTTGCCAGCCCGGCCAAAGGTAAGCGTAAGCCCTTTCGCCGCAAGCCGGGCATAAATCGACCTGGGCATCAGCAGCGGCATCAGATCAGTGTAAATCTGCTGCGCGAGTTCCTGCGCCCAACCCACGACCGTCGTCATCGCGGGGGCCGAAGCGGCACGCATGACGATGTCGCAAGCGACCTTGGTCGCCTCGTCTTCGCCATAGATCGCCTGCCGTGTCTCTTCCGCGGACTTCTTCCACATCTTCGACACGTAGGTGACCGTTCCCGCCCGCACGAGATATTCGAGCAGATCGAGTTCCTTCTTCGGCTTCGCAATCACATACGGCGCCGCATGGCCATTGCCGCCATTCGGCTGCCGCTGATCGTGAATCACCGTCAGCGCGCGGCTGCCATTGCTGCCGTTGCTGCCGTTGGCCACGCTCTTCGCCAACACCTTCTCCGAATCCATCAGCGCAGAGAGCGTTTTCTCTTTTTGCATGATGGTCGCGTTGAGCGTGTTGGTCGTCTCGACATCGGTGTCACTCACGTTGGAATTGTCCATCTTTTCGAGATGGGCCTCCAGCGCGTCCCGGCCTGCGACAATCTCGGTCTGCAAGTCGGCAATTCTCTGAGCCAGCGACATGACGCTGCCTCCATTCTTCGGGGGTGTTTTGGCTTGCCCGCCATGGAAACTGCGCCGCACGGTGGTCTCGTCTCTATTGGCTTGCCCGCCGAAGACGAGATCGATTGTCGCAGGACTGATCCGCAAAGACTTGGCGACCGCCAAGCTTCCGGGATTTGCTGGGATCGCTACCAAGCTCGTCTCAACGAGTTCGCTCTTGGTGTAAATCAAGCCGCTCTGGAGTCCTTTCTCCATTCGCGGTTTTTGCTCCAGCGATCGAAAGCCGACCGACACGGCACGAAGGATGCCCGCCTCGATCAGCTTGCGAATTTCATCGATGCGCTCCGATGTGCCCGCAGGCGCCATCTTGAGCTTGCCCCGCAGCGCCCCATTCTCGACGTGCAGGTTCTCCCACTTGCCAACCAGAAATTTCGGGTCGTGGCTGAATAAACAGACAGGGTTGGATCGAAAATTTTCAAGCTGCCAGCCGTTCGACAGGATTATGTCGCCCATCCGATCGATGCGCTCGTCCGAAAGAACGAAGTCCATCCCATGCACTTCCTCGGCGTGGGCCTTTTGAACGATCGCGCCCTCGCGCGCGGCACGCTCTTCATCGTCATCACCGCCAGCGTCCGCCCATGCCGTCGCGCATTCGTCTTCATCATCAGTAACCTCGACACAGTCGGCCATGAATTCCGCGCGCGTGTCGTAATCGTCGGGATCAGGCATGTCCTGCTTG